GCCTGCTCAGCGTGCCACGACGAAATAGATCGCCGCACAAGGCGCTGTGAAGTGACAGAGGCGCGTATCGCTCACCTTGAGGGCGTTATCAGGACACAGAGCGCATTACTGCAGGAGGGAAAGCTAAGGCGATGAACGAATACAGGCTTACGCTACCGTGGCCGCCCGGAAATAATAACCTCTTCTCAGTGTTCCGCGGTCGAAAGATAAAAAGCAAAAAGGGAAGGGAATACACCTCAGCAGTAACTCAGCAAATCACCGAAGCAAATCAGCAATTCCAACTGGCCGGCAGGCTGAAAGTAAAAATTCTTGCATATCCACCTACACGCGCCCGGCGTGATCTCGACAACCTTTTCAAAGCCCCCCTCGACTCGCTCACACAAGCAGGTGTTATCGCTGACGACAGCCTGATTGATGACGTTCGCATGGTGCGCTGCGAAGTGGTTAAGGGCGGCAGGTTAGAAATCATCATCACTGAATTGGAGCAGGCCGCATGACCGACTACCTCAGACAGAAGTGGCAGCTGCTGCGCATGTACCGCGCCCGCCGCATGTTCGAAATCAACTACCGCATATTGCGTAATACAGCGAAAATCATGGGGGTGAAACATGCCAGTACGCGAGCTTAATCTCAGCAAAGAGCAACATGACTGGCTGAATGGCTGGTTAGAACTGTGGGGAGCGTGGGTATATTCAGGAAGGCTGGAAAAGCGCATGACCAGCGTCATAGCGCAATACATGGCTACTGTTGAACCACAATCATATCCATACCGGCCAATGTGCAACGATGATGACGGACTCTTGATTTCTCAGGTCGTGGACTCCGTCATGTGTATCGATAAAAAAGCCCTTGGCATCCTGCTCAGTTACTACGCGCATGGTTCATCTGAATACGCAATTGCAGTGTATATGCACAAGACCGCAAGTCCTCGCAAAATCGCAACAAGAGGTGGCAATCGTGTTAAATCGCCATCGCTGGCTACATGCCGCAGAGAGGTAAAGGAAATTCTCTCCGCGTCGCTGTACTTAATATACACTCCGTTGCTAAAAGCGATGAACGAGCGGAAGGTGGTGTCGAAATTGCGTAAAGTTGCTTAGAGGCCATTGACAGCAAAGAGCAAATGAGCAATGATATTCACCTAAGCTGCCGTAAGTGTTCTTAAGGATGCCCGGACAGTAATCGAACAAGCAAATTGTGATTATTAAGAAGCCCTGCGGACTCACCATCTGCGAGGGCTTTTTTATTGCCTGCATCCTTCGTACAGCGGTTAAGTATCTCTGGCTTCCAACCAGATGACGCCGGTTCGAATCCGGCAGGATGCTCCACACATTACGCCTTATATGTGAGGCTCGCTCCACACATAAGCGAATAGCTCCACATATAACGAATATCGAAATTCTGGCGGCCAGCTGGAATGCCCCGCATCTGAAAGGATGATGCGGGAACCAACGCCGCTGATGGGTCATGAGGATTCGCGCCGGGCGGGTCGAAAGAGCGGCACCCGGCAACCAAATCTCAAAATCAGGCACTTTTGCGATTGCCTGAGATTATTCAAAGGTCAGCCATAGAGCTGATCACTTCTTTCGCCCATGCCATCCACTCCAAACTCACTCGTTATCCTGTGTGGCATCGGGCGTCTTTTATGCATAAAAAAATCCGCACTCAGGCGGATTCTTTCTCATTGGCTACCCAACGGCGCAAGGCGGAACTTCTTCTATCGACAAGATGAAGTTTACCCGGGCTTGTCCTGTTCAACATTTAGACAATTCCTATTTGGACAAGTCCCCTACGCGGGGGTGGAAATGAAACGTATGCCTTACAAATCCGATCCGGGCTTTATTGCCACGCTGATTGCGCTGGGCATGACCGTACTCGGCGCGGTGGCTGCATATGCCTACAAAGTTCTCAGTGGTGACGCCTTCAGCTGGCGCACGCTTTGCCTGCAGCTAATCGTATCCATATTCGCTGGCTTCCTGATGATGCTACTCGCCACCTACTGGGCGTGGCCCCAGGAAGTAACCGGAGCAATCTGCGGCATGGCTGGCTGGTCTGGCTCATCTCTGATCAAAGCACTTGAAAAGCGTTTCCTGCAAAAAGCCGCAGGTGATGCGGGAGTTGCCGAATGATTACCCGTGACCAGTTCAAAGCAGCCGCCGGCATCAATGATGCGCTGGCTGATAAGTGGTACCCGCACATTGCCGCGGCGATGAAAGAATTCGGTATCGACACACCAAAGCGTCAGGCGTATTTCATCGGGCAAATCGGTACCGAGTCCAACGGCTTCACGCAGGTAAAAGAAAGCCTGAATTACAGCGTGGAAGGCCTGAAGATTTTCGGCACGCGACTGACAGATGCTCAGCGCCAGCAGTTTGGGCGTAAACCCGGTGAATCAGCATTGTCACCAGAGCGCCAGTCGGCGATCGCCAATCTCGTTTACGGCGGACGCTACGGCAACAACCTGAATGGCGACGGCTGGAAGTTTCGCGGACGTGGGTTAAAGCAGGTGACTTTCCTCGCTAACTATCTTGCTTGTGGTAAAGCGCTAAATCTCCCACTGGCAGATAACCCTGACTTACTCCTTCAGGATGCCAATGCGGCACGTTCTGCCGGTTGGTTCTGGAAGGCCAACAACTGCAATCAGTACGCAGACAAAGGCGATCTCAACGGGCTAACGAAAACCGTCAATGGTGGATTCAACGGATTAGCCGATCGCCGCGCTCGTACAGACAAAGCTTTGCAGGTGCTCCTATGACAGGTAAAGCAAGAATGGCCCGTTACCGCCGATTCATACCGGCGCTGTTTGCGGCAATCATCATCAGCTTCGTAGTTAAGCTCTGGTATGACAACGCCTATTTGACTGAACGTAACAACCGCCTGCGTGAGCAGTTCCTCCTGGCTAACGAACGCAACATGAAGTTCGCTGACCAGATGGAGCCGATCACCAAGCGCCTCGACAGCCTGGCTAAGACACTGGATGAAGAAACCCGCCGCCGGTCAACGGCTGAGACGCGAGCCAATTCACTCCAGAAAGAAAACGAATTCCTCCGCTCCAGTAAGCAGTGCTCAATCGCTATCGATCCGAGCGCAGTTGAAAAGGGCAAGAAGGATGGCAACAGGGTAATTATCCAGGCAGCCCCGGCAGGTGAATGATGAAGTGGTTAGCTGATAACTGGAAAGTGATTGCCGCCGCGGCGCTGATTATCTCTTGCGTCGGGATGGCGAAGCTTGCCAGTCATTACCATGACAAATACATCACCGCAGAAAGCCAGGCTACTGAACGTCAGCAGACGATTAATGACATGCAGGTGCGCCA